GGCGGGTGGTCGAGAGATCGCCATAGAGGTTCTCCACCGCCAGCACCGAGCGCTCCTTGAAAACGAGCAGCGTCGTGCTGTTGAACGGGTAAAGGGCTACCACCTTGTCGTTCGACCCGGTGTTGAGCTTGAACTCGTTCAGCACCGGGCTGTAGTGCAGAGGGTCCAGCACGTCGGACACGGCCAGGTAGTCGTTGCCGTAGAGCAGCAGCAGACGGTTCTGAAAGTAGAGACCCTCTCGCCCCGGAGGCACCGCGGCACCGGAGGCGCTCGAGCGCTTGATGGAGCCGGTGATGCCGCTGTTGTCGACGTCGACTAGGGTCGAAGGCATCGCGACCGATGCGGTAGGGGTCGTCGAGAATGTGCCGCCAGCAACGATCGTGACAGCCGTCACCTTGCCGTTGGTCACGGTCGCCGTGAGGCTGGCAGCCACAGATGCCGTTCCAGATACCGTGATGGCCGGGGCCGTCAGATAGCCTGATCCCTGGTTGAGGATCGTGACGTTGGTGATCGAGATGTTTGGCGAAGTCCCGCTGGTGGTCAGCTCAATGATCGCCCGGCCGGCATCGTTCAACGAGTCGGTCTCCTCGGTGGTGCCGGAGAAGAGCTTCAGCGTGTTGTTGTCGGTCGGGAAGACGTAGTAGATCTTGCTGTCGACGCTGGAACTTCCGCTGACGTTGGACAGCGTGACCTGATCGCCTGGGATGAAGTTGTGGTTGTAGACCGTGATCGTATCCCCGGTGGGATCGCTTCCGACGATCGACAGCGTGGACGGGATGCGGTTGAACCCAGCGTCCAAGGCCGACGGGTAGGTCGCGTTGCCGCTCATCATCAGCGGCATCCCGTCGTTCAGGTTGTTGACGATGTCCTGCGCCAGATCGTACCCGGTGGTGTTGCTGGCCAGCTCGATGTAGTAGCGGGCCCCGTTCTCCGGGTTCAACGGCAGGGCGTTGGTCTTGGTCCTGGCATCCGACAGGCTCAGGTGCAGCGAGACCTCGGTGTTGACCACGTTGACCCAGAATTGGAAACCCTGCCCGGCGCCGGTAGATCCGGTCCACAACGGAGAGACATCTCCAACACCACCGACCGTCACGATGTCGCCTGTGCCTAGGTCGGGCACCACGTTCAGGTTGATCTCGGTCGAGGCCTCCTGCGATAGCACGTTGTCGTTCTCAAGCAGGATGGCCCCTCCCCCTTCGTTCTCAATCGTGTCTAACACCAGGCCGGTGATGTCATCGAAGTAGTAGCGGGCGTTGCCTGGGCGGAGCATCACCACACCGTTGGTCGCCTGGATGAGGCGCACCGGGAGGTAGATGTCGTGACCGTTGAGCGGGATCTCCACCGGGCTCTGGTTGGGCCGCACGCAGTACATCTTGCCCTGCCCACCGTCCGAGGTGCGCACCTCGTTGGTCGCCACGATCAGGGCGCTGGCCCCGGTGTCCGGGTCGCGGTAGGGGAGGACCCCAAGGATGTCGTCGAACGGATCGGTGGAGCTGTAGAACTGCACCGTGCGGTTGACCGGAGGTCCGGTGAACGAGATGGCCGCGGTCGAGAAGATGCAGTTGGTGCTGTTGTCCAACAGGCAGCGGGTGCCGTTGGCGAACACAAGCACGTTGGCCACCGGATCGGAGCAGATGATCGTGTCCTGCGGGATCGTCGTGCCGCTGACGGGTGGCGCCCCAACAGAGTTGGACGTGACCGTGACCACTCTGGAGGCTTTCTGCCACTTGCCGCCCCACTTCGGCTGGACGATACCCCAGCGGTTCTTGATGACCTGGTCCTCAAAGCGGCGGTTGACCGCCCCTGACACGTAGGACGTCGGGATCAGGGCCGGCTCGATGCGCGAGATCACCCCAACGAATCCATCGTCGATAGCTCCAATCTGGGGTAGGTCAGCCATGGTCAGCGGTTGGGCACGATAATCTGGCGCACGTACTTCTCCTGCAGCGCCACCTTGTCGATCTCCTTGGTCAGCTCCACCTCACCGAGCTCCAAGAACTGGTTGCCGAGGTCGATCTTGCCGTCGACCCGAAGCATCTGGCCGGCAGCCTTCAAGGCGCACACCTCGGCGAATCGGTATGGGAATGCGTAGGCGCTGGCCTCGCCGGCTGTGGCCAGCAAAGGAGGTGTCTTGCGGAACTCCAGCCAGACGTATGGGAGCTGCTCCTCGATCAGAATGCCATCGTCGGTGAACGTGTAGCGTGGCTCCTGCTGGCGCCAAGTCACCCGAGGATCATCGGGCCAGACCGAGAAGGCCTCACCGATCTCAATCGTGCGGGCGCTGCCGTCAGGGTTGGCCGTCTGCGATATGTTTCGCAGGAACTTATTCAGCACTCCCCAGTAGGCCGGAGTGGTCGGGGTGGTGCCTGCCGGTGCAGCCCCATAGAGCGCATAGTACCGTTGGGTCTCCGGGTATAGGACGATGTCACCGATGTTGTAGGTCACCGTGGCATCCCAGTCGCCTTGACTGTTGCCATAGTCGGGCTGCGCCTCGGCCCAGAACTGCGAGTTGATCGTGCCACCAGGGCCCCCGATGGTCGGAGGGTTGCCGGAGTTGATTGAGCCGACGTACTGGTAGTACTTCTGCTCGACCTTGTAGTAGACCACCATGCCGCCCGAGTAGAGCTGCGACGAGCTGTAGTTGGCCGCAAAGAACTCCTGCTGGTAGACCGTCTGCTCCGGCCAGTTGAAGCACTCCCAGGCGCTCCGCAGGCTCATCGAGATGAACGTGCGGAAGAAGTTGGCCTCCTCGGTCGTCAGGGTGCTGAAAACGCGCCCGGTGAGCTCGCAGGCGCGTTGCAGCACGTAATCGTAGGTGACGGTCCTCATTGGCTACCAGGATTTGCAGGCCCAGTACTTGGCCTTCAGCTTAGAGCCCGGGTCATCGCATCCGTGCCGAGCTCGGAAGCTCGCCCGGCGCTCCGGGATGTGCTTCTTGATCGTCATGTCCGGGTCGCCGAAACGCACCAGAGCGACCTGGTCGCCTTCCTTTGCCAGGACAGCGAACTTCTTGTTCTCGCCCGGTGTGCGCTTGGGCTTGTTGTAGCCCGAGAACTTGTTGCCCTTGTAGTTGATCATTGGGACTTCGGTAGGACGTACCAGCCGGCGGGCAGTTCGACTCGCGATGGCCCGACCAGTTTTTTGTTGGAATCGAAAGCGTAGACGCTGGCCTTGATGGGCTTGGCCAGCATCACCGGATCACCGGAAGGCACCAGGACCACCTTCGTCTGGCAACCCAGGCAGATCGGCAACACGAGCAGCCAGATCATCCTTGAGAGCCTTTGGAGCTTGGCCATGTTCGATCTCGGTGGGTGGTTTCTCGCGGACCCAGTCCAGTAGCGCCTTGAGGATCTGGTAGATCCAGTTCACGGCTTCGGCGGCTCGACGGGCTTCTCGGCATCCTTGGCCCAGATCAGGCCCGCCCCGGCGGTCACCGCGGCGATGGTCGAGGTGATGTCGAGGCTGGTGCTGGGATCACCGTCGAACAGGGCCTTCAAGGCCCCGCCAATGGCGACCAGGATGGCGCCGATACCGGCTAGAGTGGTCTTGGTGTTTTTCATTTCTTCCAGGCTTTGTAGAGGGCGATGCAGGCCGCAATGAGGCCGACCACGGCGGAGACGAAGCGGATGCCGTCGGTGAGCTGTGGGAGCAGCGAGGCTGCTGTGGCTGCTGCCGCGGTGCCCAGCGACAAGGCTAGGCCGTTCGTTCCGCCGTGGTTGGTTGCGTCCATGGTTACTCGACGGGCTTAGGTGTCTGCGATTTGATGACGGTGGCCTCGATGAGGTCGTAGAGCGGAAGGCCGACCCTCATGTTTGGGACGTTGGTGGCCTTCATCGCGATTTCGACGAGCTGGGCAAGCTGCTGGGCCTGCTGGAGCGTGAGTTCGATCTTGATCATGCGGCGGAAGCATCGGCAACCGGAGCTTCGTCGGCAACCACAACCGGAGCGGGAGGAGCCCACGGCAGCGGCAGAACGACAACCGGCGGGTTGATCTGGTTGTTGATCTGCGCGGTGACGTTCGCTTCGATGGCGGTCTGATCGACTCCGTTGGCGAAGCACCAGCCGAGAACCTGATCCTGCGTGAGGTCAGGATACGGCGTGAAGGCCTCCGTAGGAGGCGCGAACGACGCGCTGCCGTAGCAGGTGCCGCTGTAGGTGCCATCAATGCCGTTGCAACGCCAGTCGGCGGTGATGACGACATCGGTGAGGGAGCCTTCGACGGGTTTGCAAAGAAGGCGTTCGATGATCCAAGAGAGGGTGGGCATGGTGGTATGGATTAGGCGAGGGTGATGTTGGCAACGCGGGTGGTGCCGTCGGTGCCACGAACCGAGATGCGAAGGTTGGTGTTGCTGGTCAGATTGAAAACCATTTGGCTGTTAGCGGCCAGAGTTGGAGCGGTTCCGGTTACGTTGGAGATGACGTTGCCGGTGGAGTCAAAATACATCCGATCGGCGCTACTCGTGCGAATAGCAAGACACTCGCTTGCGGGGTTTGAAATGCCTGCGTTCTGAAACCAGAAGTTGAGAACTGGGTTTGAGCTGAACCCGCTTGAGACGGGGGCTTGAATGGTGACAGCGGCTAAGGCAGCGGCAGGCGCAGCAGCTCGGCTAAACAACGCGCAGACACCGCTAGAATCAATCGCGTGAATCTTTGCTTGCGGACTTCCCCCCACGCCCAGCCCCGTGGAGTTCAGGGTCATGGCGGTGGAACCGCTGACGGACCAAGTGCTGACTCCGGTGGAATCGATGCGGTAGCGTTCCGCCATCGTGCCAAGGGAATTACAGGTGCCAATGACTAGATATCCAGCATTGTTTCCGCTGGTGCCGTTTTCCTTTTTGCCGCTTATGTTGGCAAAAGCTTGAAAGGTTGTGGCATCGTACAATCCACCAAGACCAATCTGACCACCAACATCAACAGCTTGAGCGACTGAAGTAAAAACCCGCAACGCATTGGTTGGTACAGCGTTGTCGACTGCAGGATTTGTTGAGAATCGAACGTCAAGAGCAGAGCCCGGACTCGCCGTCCCAATACCCACCCGATTGTTCGCCGAATCCACCTTCAGGGTCGAGGTGTCCACCGTCAGATCGCCGGTGATGGTGGCGGAGGCGAGGCTTGCGATCGCATTAGCCTGCAGAAGCTGGTTTGTGGTCACACGGCAGGTCGTGCCGGACGCAGCCATGCTGTTGTTCGACACGTCCACGATGGGGAGGACGTCGTTCGCCGGGTCAATTGCTCCGATGGGAGCTAGGGCTGTGATTTTGGTGTCTGCCATGGCTAGTTCGCTTGGATGATGAGTTTTCCGTCGTCCTCTTGCCGAAGGAAAGTCACGTCGTCCTCCAGCATCAAGGAATCAAATGTACCGTAGGTGATGACGATCTTGTAGGTCGGCTGCCCCTCATCGTACTCGAGGAGGGTGAAGCCATCGTCCTCTCGCAGCAGGTCGCGCCGGATGATCGGTAGGTCGGCGCCGCCGCCAGCCCCTCCAAGGGCTTGCTCGACGCCGAGTCCTAGGCCGAGTCCCAGTCGCATCTCAGACCCACTTGCGGTTGTAGGCGATGATCGCCCCGGAGGATACAGCCACCGAGGTGAACACGCCCGAGATCGAGTCGCCGGCCTGAATGGTCACGCCGGCAGGGAAGTTGGTGATGTTGGAGGACACGGTGCCCAGGATGGACGTTGAGACCGCATGGATCTCCATCCAGTTGCCGGTCACGGTGCCGGCCGAGGCGTCGATGTATCGACCACCGTACTCGCCGGCCAACTGACGATTTGCTCCGACATTCATAGGTTGAACTTCTGGCTGCTTCGCTTTGTGCCACCGCTGAAACCGACCTGCAAGCGTGTAGCCCCGCAGCGCACTCGCACCTCGGGGTTGTCACGCTCCACTTCCTTGAGAAACTGGGAATCCTTCCAGCAATCGTACCCGTACTTGGTGCCCCAGGCATGGTAGAGCGTCGGATCGATCCGCATCCGAAGACGGCCGATGCCGTCGATGCTGCGCAGGTCGGCCTGGGAATCCCTGGCGATGCGCTTCTGCTGGATGCCGGCCTGCACCCAGTCCTTCTGGATGCCGGACTGGAACTCGTTGATTACAGCGCGGCGCAAGTCGCCGGGCAGGTCGTCGAGGGCGTTGGCGAGTACCGAGGTGGCGGAATTGTGAACCATTGGAAAGGGGAAGAGGGGGAGGCCCTGT